TTACCAAGAACATAATCAAGACGCTTTTTCAGTTCATCATAGGACTTGAACTTATCAGGAGCAACCAGTTCAGCAAGAGAATACTCTTTGTTCCAGATTGCTTCAAGAGCATCATCGTCATCCAGGAGTGCAGAAGGTGCAGCAAACTCAGACTTATCGTAGTTCCAATAACCAGCAACCTTGGCAAGTTTCAGTTTGAAATTGGCACCTTGCCAGAAGTCAAAAGGATTGATAGGAGTCTCATCATCGTACTCAGGCTGCATTGCATCCATGATCTTGTCAAAGATCTTCTTACCGAACTTGTAGAGGAATACTTGACCTTCGTTCTGAGGGTTTGCAGGATCCTTTACAACATAAATGTTTGTGTAGAAAGACAGTTTACGTTTCTGTTTGCGAACAGTCTCTTTATCGGACTCATTTCCCGTGTTCCACAACTCACGGTTCAATTCACCAATAGGATCTTGTTGACCGATAGTAGTCAGAGAGTTCTCGATATACCAACCACCAGGACCCTGGAATGCGTGAGAAAATACCTTCACCCAAGGAAGATCTTCACCGTTAGGTGCAGGCAGGAAACGGATAACAGCATAACCATTACCAGACTTGTCCATCGTGGGTTTCCAGAGACGGTCGTCTGTTCCTCCACCTTGACCCTTATTCTCTTTCTCTACCTGTTGAATAAGTTTCTGTGTCAGGTTCCCCAGAGAGGAGTTTTTCTTAAGATTTGAAAATGACATGTGTTTCGTATTCTCCGTATTAGAAATGTGTGTATGTATAGTGTGTGTCTCCCAGACTGTTTAGGTCCGAGAAACCTACCCTCTTATTATAACAGAATAAGAGAGTAGTGTCTATGTGACGGTCAGTTTCCCAACTGTCCCTGGTATTTAGTTCTCCGTTTGTATTCCCTCCTCTGTTCTCGTTTCTCTTCCAATGTTCTAACGGGTCTAACCTTGTTATAACCCTCTACGATAGAGTTGAGTTCTGTTATCCAGTATTTCTCCCTCTCTACCATATCTTTCTCTTCTACCTTCTCTACGACCCCCCATACGAAGTTTTCTTTCCCGTATAGTTTCATATCATCGTAGAGGGGGTAGTTGTTTTTCCAATGAGAGGGTTTGAAATGACCCTTTATTCTCTCCTTAAGGTTTTTACTACTACCAATATATTTCTTCCCTGTAATAAGAGAATGAATACAATAGACGAAACAACCCTCCTTCAGGTTTCTTTCTCTTCGTTCTTTATCAAGTCGTCTATTTTTTTCGTTTATCTTCTCTCTATTATTTTTAGAGTATTCTCTATCATACTCTCTTCTTTTTTCTTTCGACCACATATTACTTACCCTCCATCAACTCTTGAAAGAAAAGAAGAAACTCGTCTTCAGGTCCTTGATACCTTTCTTTCAGTTCTTGATAGTAAGATTGAAATTGATACTCCAACATATCTTCTCTTTCGAGAAGGAAATTCTTAATTCTTGACATACGATAACTCTATAATAGGTTGTAAAGTCGGGGAGACTTATACTATCTATTATAGTTTATTTTTTAAATAAAGTCAAGTAATATTCTTATCAACCTCGACAAACCTATTCTAATGACATTTGTTGAAGTTGTCAAGAGGTTCAGAGAGAATAGTAAGACTTATAGAGTTATGTCTCCCCAGACTTACCTACTACGTCTCTTACCTTCTCTCAGACCCTCTGGATAAGTTTAATGACATTCCAGGTCAAGGGAGTTACGGGAGTGTCTCCGAGGACATAACCCTTTGGTCAGGGGTTGTCAAGGATTGATTTCTTCATTTGATCAAGAACCTTGGTCATGTTTGAAAAGACATAAGTGATGTCAACATCCTTTGGAAACCCTAAGGCAACCGCCTCTTGTAGAATTCTATCCTTCATCTTCTGTGCCTCTGGATCATCAGAGAGTTTCAATCGTGTATAAAGAATACGTTGTTTATCCAGAAGAACACCAAGTTTTTCTACGTGTTCAAGTTTATCATCCCTATTCATTGTAGAGAACTCAAAAACTTTTTGATATATCTCTTGTTGGAGTTTGGTGATGTTCTCCATCTCCTCACGAACTAATTCTGAACTAAAGAAACTACTCATCAGACTCCTATTACTTCTCTTAAGATACGTTTGTATGAAAATACATCAATATGTATAAAAGAACTATACTTATCAATTCTCATAGACAAGAACTCCCAAACAGGATCTTTGAGTTTTTTATCAAAGTTTTTTTTAAATCCTAGAATTCTGTCCAGGATGATCAAAGTTTCTAGTGATACGTTCTTTGCAAGGTGTTCTTTGACAATGATAGGGTGACGGGTTCCATCAATCTCAAACACACTATCAAACTTTTTACCATCAAACAGATCACTGACTTCATTCTTGAAAACATATGACATTGATTGATGTTTTCTCTTCCATTCAGAATAATTACCCTCACCCTCTTTTGCAATCTGACCAATCCAAAGAGACTGTGGATCATCGCAACTCACAAAATTTGCCACGAAGTATTCAATCACTTCATGATCATCCTTCTGTCGTGATAACTTCTCAAAGAAAAATCTATCCTTTCGTTTATAAAACGATTGGATAGATGCTCTAGACTTACCACAATATTTGTGGTAATCATATGTTTTTTTAGTGAAATGATTTTTCAGTCCAAGGTAAGACTTGTACACATCGAAGGGTTGCACTTTGGGAATCATATAGGAAGTTTAGCGTGAGATGTTCTCTTCAAAAAGTTTAGTTCAATAGCCTCACATTTGATCTTCTCTTTCAGAGGTTTAGAGATCAGTTTGGGCACAGACTCTACATCAATATTGTTTTTCTCACAGAAGAATACAATCGAATCAATATAACTCATGTCAACATTATCTGAATGGATTTTTTCAATCTCTTCAGAGAACTTTCTTGGACAGTAAAACTTACTCTCCAAGAGTTTATTGATATCTTGATCTTCAGGCATCTTTCTGTAATTTGAATTCAACAAACTCTCTAATGTACTTAGTGAGTAACTTGATGTACTTAGCTTTATTGTATTCTTCATAGACTTCACATTCTCCATTTTCACAAGTCATTATAATAACGAATTTTTTAACTGTAAGACCAGTCAATTCATACAACATACATGCATATGCTGCACACTGTACAAAATATCCTTCAATCCACTCACGTTTTTTTGGTTTCTTTGATGTCTTGAAGTCGATGATAGCCAATTCGTTATTATACTCGGCTATACAATCTACGGTTCCAGCAATACCTAAGTACTCACTATAGAGAGGTTTTTCTAGACCATGTATATTATCTATGTTGTTTAGATCACCCTTGGCAATCTTGAATAGAAAGTCGGAAAGAGGTTGAACCTCTGGAAGATCCTCATTCTTTAGATAATGTTCGATTAAAGTATGAGTATCAGTACCACGACTAGTAGCCTGTTTAGTTACTTTGTTTGCTTCTTCTATACCAACCCTCTTCCGCCAGTCTGCAAAGATCTGACGGTTATAGTGACTGATGACAGAAGTGATTGAAACTAATTTTTTTCCAGAGGGAGTATCATAAAACCTAACACCATCAATATCTTTTCTTTCAAGAATTGGGGTGTCTAATTCAACATGTTTAAACATTACATACCTAGTTCAAGTTTTGCCACAATATATTCCTTAACAAGTCCACTTCTACAAATGTCTTCTGCTTGGAATTCAATTGTATCAAAAGATGGCATATTATTCAAGATTTTCATGAAGTCAATAATACCATTTCGTTCCGCAGTCTTAATCAAATCAGACTGAGTTGCATCACCACAGAACATTAGTTTAGAATCTTCACCAACACGGGTGATCATAGAATCAAGTTCGTGGAAATTTAAGTTTTGGAATTCATCAACGATGATGATTGCCTTATCAAGGGTTGTACCACGAATAAATGAAGTAGACCAGAATGAAATTGTTCCTTGTGCTTTGAGGTTGGTATACAACATTTCAAATGCATTATCATCTGGCATTTCAAACATATACTTTACCATATTCTTATATGGAATCTGATAAAGTGAAGACTTATCTTCATGGTCTCCAGGAAGAAATCCAATCTCTCTGGTGGCTACAAGAGACCTGACGATGTAAATCTTCTCATAAGGTGTACTTGGATCTAAAACATCTAGAAGGGCGTTGTAGAGGGTGATAAAGGTCTTACCTGTACCGGCACAACCATATGCGACTAAGTTCTGGTTTTCTTTATATTTTTCAAAGAAAAACTCTTGATTTTCTGTGAGGGGTTCAATTGTCTTAATATAATCAAGATTAATTGGTTTCTTTCTCTTCATTTGTTTGTTACTCATACCAAATGGAACTGGGTTTGTACTTCCAATACCAGACTTACTCTTTCTAGACATAAACTCTTTGAATTAAACAGGTTTTACTCTTGAACCAGGTAATTTAGATGCTTTATGAAGAACATCATTCCAACCTGGATGACTCTTCTTCAGTTTATCGTAAACTTCTCCTACCTCACCAAACCCTGGGGCATTTTCTGGAGTATAGTATCTTTCCCATTCAGGATTATCTTTACGCCATTGATCCCAATCGTGAACACTCATCTTCACGTCTTTGGTTTCACCAGTTTCCTTGTTTTTTATCGGATATGTGGCCAAAAATTTACCTCCCGTCAATACAAATGTTTGTAACCTGGTGCTTTTCTGTGTCTAATAGCAGATATTAGAGGGGCACCGACACCATATTTATTACTTAACGTAACACCCTTCTCTGTGCTTGTCAATATCTCTTTGACTTGTTCATCGGTTAAGCTTCTCTTTGTCTGACGCATTCTTTCGATTGCCTCTGGACTACAACACACTCTCCCTTTAAGTGCATCACTTCGTCTCTTCTTATGTAACTCTGTTTGTTTTCTCCCCGTCATAGCCTTCCGTTTCTTTTCTTGTGTCTCTGGGCCCTGGTATGCACTCTTACCACCCAATACAGATTTAAGGTGTAGAATTTCTCCTTTTCCTATTCGACCTGATAACGCCTTCCATGCAATGTAGTCCTGTTGGTTTCCCTTTCTTAACCACTCTGCATAGTGCCACATACTATGTTGTGTAGGTGTTAGTTCTATTAGGTTTTCTTTTAAGTTACTACCACCTTCATAACGAGGAATAATATGGTGCTTATGTTTCATATTTCTATCCAGTCATAAATTATTTATAACAGGATAGAGTTTATGTAAAATTTATTACCACTCTAAAGCTTCTGCAATAGTTGGAAATTGTTCTTTAAATATGTCCTTACATGCATTGGCAATTTCCATATGTTCTTTCTGTGTTCCATTGGCAGATCTAAGATCAATATAATGAATCCATGAACGAACTGAACCTGTCATATACATTTTAGTAGGAACGGCAAGAGGAAGAACAAAACGAGCACACTCTTTTGCGATCCCATCATCAAGCATTTTTTGGTATAATGACATCGCGTCCCTGAAGTGATCCTGTATCAACATTTGATATTTTTGAATCGTAAACGGATCAATGTCATCAATAGAGTTCTGACGATTCTTAGTATCTTGCCGACGTAACTCAGGTAATGGAATAGTTTCTCCTAACAGAGAACTATCTGCATATCGTTGTGAAAATTCCTGAAAAGTGAACGAACGGTGACGCAAAATTTGAGCTGCGATACCACGGTTCGTTTCAATCTCAAGAGTCATGAATGCTTGTTCAAAGATACTCCAGTGTTGATGTTTAATACAATATTTCAATAGACCAGAAATCTTTTCATTGTCTTGATTGTTTGGATTACTAACCCTTGCACAATATGCCATGTGCTTTTCAGCATCAGGACTCACATTAACCAACTTTACTGACATTCTTGTTCACCTTTATTAAAACGTTTACGACACTTCTTTACTGCATTAAGTTCTTCTTTAATCATTTGATATGCATCTTCAGCAGTAATTTTACCACCAAGTTCCATGGCACAGATGACTTCAACTCTAGTACCAAAATGTTTTAATGATTCTTCGAAGCACGAAAGTTCTTCATACATTACATCTCATCTCCATAAAATACTTCATCATAATCATCAACTGGAACATTTGTATATGTAGGTTCTTCCTCAATTACATTTTGAAGTTCCTCTGAAAATAACTCTTCCCTTAGTGTTCCTAGAAGGAATTCCATTTTACAAATGGTTGCTTTCAATCTTTCTTTATCCATTAGTATAGTAGGCTTTAAAGTATTTTGTAATTCCAGACGTACTAGTGTTTCCCTGTGACACCCAGTCATGAGCACACTCAGAAATACTCTTCATACTATAAATTGGTTCTCCGTTTTCAGTCAACTGAGAACCAAACTTATTCAGAAGATAGGAGTAAACTTTTTCTCTAATCTTCATTCGTTCATCACTATACCGCCAGTCTTCCATAAAAATTAGAACCACACTAAGTATTATACACAAAAAAAGGGTGGAAGTCAATCCCACCCTCGAAAAATTAACTTAAGATCCTCCTGCAAATTCGTTTACACACGGCATGATCTTCATCACATTCAATAAGACAATCATAATAGTCATTCAAAATATCCGATTCATCAGATGTTCTGTCTAAACTATTGATTAATCCGTTTACGTCTTGTTTCCATCCTGCAAGTTGATTATAGGAAATAACGTTATGCATGATGTCCTCCACGATTAGTTTACTTTATAATAAAGGTCGATTTTTCAGTACACTTTTCTCACCTCTATAATTCTATCATATGTATAGGACTTTTTGTATCTTTGTATACATTTATGTTTTTTTTACATAAGTACAAAAAAAGAGAGGATTTGTAATCCTCTCTATAAAGTAAGTTTAACTGTTATCACTTGTTGTAAGTATGACCTCGATAACAGAAAGTACCATGTACTTCGTCAACACCTTGCTGACACTCATACTTGACACCACGATAGGATGTCATGTGAATTTGAGCATCATGAAGAGCTGCTGCTTTCTTGATCTGATTACGGATGAGATTAAGTGTGTTCATTGTAGGTCTCCTAAAAGAAATGAGAATTTTACTTCCCGTTCCTTGGGTCGTTTGCGTCCCAGTTACACTCAGGTGTTGCTTCCTTTAAGGTCTCAATCACCTCAGTTTGAATGAGTTCACTTACACTGTCATTTGCTTTGATACGACTGATCATATCAGCAGCATCAATACAGGCAATACCAGAGTAAAGTAGTAATTCGATCATGGGATGAACGATTAGAGTGATTTTTTCCAGCGACGAATAGAAGTATGAGATGTTTGATAAACTTCTGCAAGTTTTCTAATAGGTAAAGATAAAATAGATTCATCTTTACTTACATCTTTTAGAAAGTCATCATACATTTTACCTCTGGTGTATGTTATGGATTTAGGAGTAGCGTATTCTTTTGGATTACGACTTCTACCTTTCCACCACCCAGAAGGAATGTCATTCTCATAAACCACTCGTTCATTTTTACCGTCAGTAACACGAACTTTACCAAAACAGGGATTGCCTCTACCAATTCGTTCTCCCTGAGAACAGAAAGAAAATGAAGAAGATGTTTGCTTTGCCCTATTAGCAAAGTGAGAATTAGTATCAACTTGATAAAACTCATGGAGTTTTACTTCTGATTCAACTGCCTCCTCTCTCGTAGCATGTTCGGTAAGAATGATTTTACAGGAAGGATTAAATGTTTTGTCTCCATAGGAACCAAAATAATCATCCTCTACTGGATTACACTTACATCCTCTACTACCAATGTAGCCTCTCCCAAAGGGTTCGTAAGAGTAGTAAGTGTAGTAAATCATTC